CCTGAAAATATCCCCGGGGGGATAATTCGGGGTAACTTTCCTGGTTTAAACCTCCTGGAAGGTTGGGAGAAGAGGGCGACAAGATCTATCAACCCCGGCAAAGCTAGTGGGGAGTCTCTGAAAGGCCTCCGAGTCTCGCCACAACGGGTCTCAAACTTCGTGGCTTCCTTTCAGTGAGCGCTTCAGCAGCGTTCGAGATTCGGAGGTCCTTCTGGGACTCCCCACTAGCGCCCTATAATCGGAGGTGAACATCTATGGCGGCCGCCAGCAATACCTCTGAGCCAAGACAGCCCCGGCGACCGCCAGCTACTACGCTAGAGGGGCGAGAGAATCAGCTTATTGCTATGGCTATCGATCGCGCCGAGCAGCAGATCGCTGATGGAACTGCCTCGGCTCAGGTGATCACGCACTTCCTCAAGCTCGGTACAACCCGAGAGCTACTTGAGCAAGAGAAAATTCGAAGAGAGAATCTTCTCCTCGAGGCCAAGCAAGAAGCGATGGCTTCAAGTCAGCGTAGTGAAGAGATGTACGCAGAAGCGCTCAAGGCAATGCGAGCCTATGCAGGACAGGAAGTCGAGGACGATGTCGAAGAATAGAACTTACTCCGAGCTTCGACGTCTCCGTACCTTCGAAGAGCGCTTCGAGTACTTGGCGCTACGAGGTGAGGTTGGTGCTTCAACCTTCGGGTTCGACAGACACTTCAACCAAACCTTCTATACTTCTCGAGAGTGGCGACACATTCGGGAGCATGTTATTGCCAGAGACGAAGGTATGGATCTCGGCGTTCCTGGCTATGAGATCTTCGACAAAGTCATCATTCATCACATGAATCCGATGACTCTGGAGCAGGTCGAACACGGAGACTCGGAGATTCTTGACATCGAGTTTCTCATAACAACAACTCACCGAACACACAACGCTATCCACTACGGAGATGCGAGTCTTCTACCTACAGTTCCTGTGGAGCGTAGGCCAGGGGACACGCAGCTGTGGTAAGGAGGAAACATGCGCGCTTATTCGCCACTCGTCGATTCAATCGCAGTTCCGACCGGCAAGTACTACGACCCTAGCTCACGCAGCTGGGTGAACAAGTGGTCTGACCGACCCGAAGACAAGCTCATCGGTCTTGCAGTCCACCACTGGGCCTCGAACAACATGTCGGGATTCAACCGTCTGGTTCGATCCAGCGACCCGGCCTCGGTCAACTACATGATCCTCAACAGCGGTTCTCTTGTCGGCTCTGTCGACGAGCGCAATCGAGCTTGGACTTCTGGCGGCGCTGAGCGAGACAATCAGCGAATCACGGTCGAGATCCAGAACCAGACTCTTGGTCCGGACTGGCGCATCTCGGACGCGGCCTACGACACGCTCGTTCGGTTCTATGCCGACGTGGCTAACTACCACGACTTCGCTCCGAGCCGTGCCAACATCAAGGGCCACCAGGAGCTCGGTGCCGCTACGGCTTGCCCCGGCCCATACCTTCTTGACCGTCTTGACGACGTGGCTCGAGAGGCAGCTGCCCTGGGTGGTAACCCGAGCCGGCCGTCCAACCCGAAGCCGATCAAGCCGTTCAATCCCAGGACGGACAAGCTTGATGTCGATGGTCGCTGGGGCAAGGACACCACCAAGAAGGCTCAGTTCGAGCTCGAGACGGTCATCGACGGTGTCATCTCGAACCAGTCCCGAGCTTGGAAGAGCGACAACCCCGGCCTCGTCACCGGTTGGGACTGGACTGGCGAGTCGAGTGACAGTGGCTCGAACTTCGTCCGCCAGCACCAGAAGCTCCTTCAGAAGCGTAGCTTCTACAAGGGCAAGATCGACGGCAAGGTCGGACCGCAGTACTTCACCGCTCTTCAGTCGGATCTCGGTACTCCGAAGGACGGTAAGGTAAGCAACCCGTCGACGATGGTCCGTGCCTTCCAGCGGCGTCTCAACGCCGGCAAGATCTGACATTCAAAATCGGAGTAAGTTGAGGGAGGTGTAACAGATGGCACAAAGCATTCTCGAGTCTACAAAGAAGGTGTTGGGTCTAGCAGCCGACTACGACGCGTTTGACACCGACATCGTCATGCACATCAACTCGGGATTCAGCGTTCTCAACCAGCTTGGTCTTGGCCCCGACGACGGTTTCACTATCGAGGATTCGACCGAAACCTGGGAGGAGTACATCGGCTCTACCAAGTACATCGAGATGATTCGAACTTGGATGTACCTGTATGTTCGTCTCATCTTCGACCCTCCCACAACTTCATTCGCTGGTGGTGCCTTTCAGAAGCAGCTCGATGAGCACACCTGGCGCCTGAATGTCGTGAGGGAGGAGGAGAAGTGGCAGGACCCGACAGTATCACAACTGACGCCCTAGTAGACGACTTCCTTGAGCACTACGGTGTTAAGGGAATGCGTTGGGGTAAGCGCAAGAAGGTCGATCGTGAGCCTGCTTCGGATGATGCATCCAGAGCTGCTGAGCTGAACGATCGACTGAAGAAGAGCGGAACCTCAGCCCTTACCAACAAGGAGCTGCAGGAAGTCGTTACTCGGATGAACCTCGAGCAGCAATATTCTCGATTGAATCCGCAATCACAATCCAATGGTGCTGCATACGCCAGTATGTTGCTTGCTGGCGGTAACGCTTTTGCTACCACCAAGATGGGCGCTACTGTCATCGACAAGTACGCCGGTAAGTACGCGCCTGTGGTCAAGGGTGCCTTTACCGTTGGCAATCTCGTAGCCAATAGAAGTAAGAAGAAGTAAGGAGGTTTTGCGATGGGGTTGTCGAATACTGCGACTCCGATTTACTATGGACAGTTTCGTGACCAAGTTCTCCGCGGGGAAATTCCTGTCAGCGTAGAAGTCGGTCAAGAGATGAATCGCATCGACGACCTCATCGCAAATCCGAGCTTCTATTACGACGACAAAGCGGTAGATGGGTTTGTTCTATATTGTGAGAACGAACTTACCCTGACTGATGGTAGTGATCTCCAGTTGCTGTTCACGTTCAAGCTTTGGGCTGAGCAGATTTTTGGTTGGTACTACTTCGAGGATAGAACCATTCCAGTTCCGTCTAAGGGTGACCGCGGGACGACCTACATCCGTAAGCGGGTGAAGAAGCGTCTTATAAAGAAACAGTATTTGATTGTGGCTCGTGGTGCTGCCAAGTCAATGTACGCGGAAGCAATTCAGAGCTACTTTCTTAACGTCGACACGTCAACAACGCAACAGATTACGACGGCGCCGACGATGAAACAGGCCGAAGAGGTGATGTCACCTTTCAGGACTGCGATTACTCGAGCCCGTGGTCCATTGTTTAAGTTTCTGACAGAGGGTTCTCTGCAGAACACCACAGGTTCGAAGGCTAATCGGGTGAAGCTCGCTAGCACCAAGAAGGGCATCGAGAACTTTCTCACGGGGTCTACCCTGGAGATCCGCCCGATGTCAATCAACAAGTTGCAGGGGCTTCGCCCTAAAATTTCAACGATTGACGAATGGCTTTCTGGTGACGTTCGAGAGGACGTTATTGGTGCAATTGAGCAGGGTGCTTCCAAGCACGAAGAGTACCTTATCATTGCTATTAGCTCTGAGGGTACGGTTCGAAACGGAAGTGGCGACACTGTTAAGATGGAGCTTCGTGAGATCCTTAAAGGAGACTACGTTGCTCCACACATTTCCATCTGGTACTACAAGCTTGACTCGGTAGATGAAGTAGCCGATCCTGCCATGTGGCCCAAGGCTCAGCCAAATCTTGGGTACACGGTTAGCTACGAAACATACCAGCTTGATGTCGAGCGTGCTGAGAAGGCGCCTGCCGTCCGGAATGACATTCTCGCTAAGCGGTTTGGCATTCCAATGGAAGGTTACACATACTTCTTCACTTACGAAGAAACCCTTCCGGAAATTCGTAAGCGTGATTACTGGAAGATGCCATGCTCTATGGGTATCGACCTCTCTCTGGGTGATGACTTCACAGCGTTCACGTTCCTCTTTCCGTTGAAAGACGGTAGCTACGGTGTCAAGGTTAGAAGCTATATCTCTAGCCTTACGCTGATGAAGCTTCCTGGCGCTATGCGTCAGAAGTATGAGGAGTTCATTGCTGAGGGTAGCCTTATGGTCCTCGACTGTACGGTTCTCGACATGATGGAAGTCTACGATGATCTTGAGAAGTTCATCGAGGACAAGCATTACGACATCAGGTCTGTCGGTTTTGACCCGTACAACGCTAAAGAATTCATGACCCGCTGGGAGCAGGAGAATGGGCCCTTTGGTATCGAGAAGGTTATTCAGGGCGCTCGTACTGAATCAGTCCCTCTCGGTGAACTCAAGACTCTTAGCGGGCAGAAGATGCTTCGCTTCGATCAGGTCTTGATGTCATTTGCCATGGGTAATGCCGTTACGCTTGAAGACACCAACGGTAACCGTAAGCTTCTTAAGAAGCGAAACGAAGAAAAGATCGACAATGTTTCCGCTCTGATGGATGCTTACGTTGCCTGGAAGCTAAACAAGGAGCAATTCGAATGACCGCAAAGACAAGTAGGGCCGTAGTCGTTACCGGTGCTGTTGCCGACCCTCACCAGATGGCCCAGCAGCTGATCCTCGTCAATGAGGATGGTACTCCTTGGACTCCTGAGGGTGGCGGTGCAGAGGTTGGTAGTACTGTTGGTGCCGCTCTGGCTGCATCCGGTGCTGCTGGTACCTCAGTTCAGGCAGCTCGTGCCGATCACGTCCACCCATTCCCGACCGCCGCGAACGTCGCTGCAGTTCCTGTGGCTCGTACGGTCAACGCCAAGCCGCTGTCCGCCAACGTGGTTCTGAATGGTGCCGATGTCGTCCTCACGGGTATGGCTGCAGGAACCGCTGTCGCTGTTGCTGCTACGGACACGGTTAACGTGGCCATCGCCAAGCTGCAGGCGCAGATCACCGCTCTTCCGTAGTTAGGACCTTGACATGAGTCGGGACGTAGACAGTTTCCTGGCACACTATGGCGTCAAGGGAATGCAATGGGGTGTCCGCAAAGGCGATGACTCCGATACCTCGACTAATGGTTACTCAGTAGGTAGTGATGGATCCATATCGATTGATAAGGGTCACACGCTACAACGAGTATTCGACAGTAAGCTGAAACAGGTTGGTACTGGTGAAACCGGAGCTAATTACTTCAGCTTCACTGAGAAGGACAAGCATACGTACGTTAGCATGCTTGGCGCCGGAGCCCAGTCTCGATTTAAGTTGATTCGTAAGCTGGCTTCCGATAAAATCTCTACCACTGTGGCTAGGGAGCCCCTAAAAGCTCCTTCCACAGAAGACGCTTTTGCAGTCTTGAAGAAGACTGTCGATTCGTACTCGGGAACTAAAGAACTGTCAAAGAACGGTATCTCAAAGTTCAAAGGCGACTACGACGAACGGAAAGCTAAGGCCTGGTATCAAGAAGCTAATGCTAGTCTGGTTCGTAATCGAGAGAGCGATCTCAGTAAATCGTTCTTTAAGGATTTAGAGTCATCTGGTTTTAACATGCTTCTTGATGAGACTGATGCGGGCAAGTTGGCTGAACTACCAGTTATCGTCATCAATGGTAAGAAGTCACTTTCTCTAATCTCAGTAAAAGACATCGAGTCTCAAGATCTTTCGGCAGCTAAGGCTTTCGCTAGTCGTGTAGAGAATAGGTCTGTCAGATCTATAGATGAACTTAAATCAGCCAATTGACATACGGATAGGTAACCATGTCAGACACAGCTGTAGACGAATTCCTGGCACACTACGGTGTGAAGGGAATGAAGTGGGGTGTTCGTCGCGCAGCAAAGAGGGACGCTAACGAGTCAGCTCGAGCCAAACTGTTTTACGGTGAAGGTGCTGGTACTCGTCGAAAGTTGATCAAGGCCAAGGTAGAATCGCGTGCCAATAGGGATGCAAACTACAAAGCGGCTTTTGATCACTACACGTCGAAGCAGGATCTCGGCAAACGAGCGACTCAGGCTACATCTGAACGTCGACGCAAGGATACCACTAAGACAGTTACCAAAACTGCTCGAGGTGTTCATCGTCAGCTCACCGGTGGGTTCGGTAGTGTATCTATCGCCTCTGCCGCGATTGCTGGAGCTTACGTTTACGCGCGACAGTCTGGCCTCGATCGTGTCATCATTGATAAGGCTCAACAGGCCTTCAACGATCAAAGAGTCCGTAAGGTCGGAGCGGATTTCCTTCGAGCAAACGGATTCGGATAGGTAACCATGTCAGACACAGCTGTAGACGAATTCCTGGCACACTACGGTGTGAAGGGAATGAAGTGGGGTGTTCACAACACCAAGGCCGATTTCAAGGCTTCGCGCAAGCAGGTTCGAGAAATCCGAGGTACTCGTCACACCACTTCCGAGATCCAGGACTCAAGAACTCGCCAGGAGTCTCGTAAGAAGCAGGCCGCGTTCTACGAGGACAAGGCCAAGACCGCTTCTTCCGCGGCGACGGCCAAGAAGTATAAGTCTCTCTATGAGAAGGCTGCCAAGGATTTCGACACCTCTGACGACCGCATCATCGCCACCAAGATGACTACGGGCGAGCAGTTTGTCGAAGCAATGTTCGGTACTGGGCTTGTTGGCGCAGTTATGCGAGACGTCCAGATCGGCAGCATCGACAAGGACATCGCCAAGAAGCGGTAGCCTACTACCATATCTTGGAAAGGAGGTGAGTAATGGGAGCGATTAGGGACCGAGTAACAAAGGGGCTTACAGCCCTCGCTCATGGGTGGAATGCCCTAACCTATGAGGAAGATCGTCTGAGTCGTCCGGATGCATATCCTGTCTATGGTGGGAGCTTCGGCTATCAGACGCATCGAACTCGGCTAAGCGGTGCCAATGAGAAGTCTATCGTGGCATCCATCTACAACCGAATCGGCATTGACGTTGCTGCGATCGATATTCGTCACGTTCGACTGGACGACAACGATCGTTACATCAGTACGATCAAGGATGGTCTGCATTCCTGCCTGACGCTCGAGGCAAACATCGATCAAGATGCTCGTGCATTTAAGCAGGACATTGTTATGTCCATGTTCGATAAGGGTCATGTTGCGCTAGTACCTATCGACACAACTTTGAACCCGACAGAGACTGGCGGATTCGACATCGACTCTATGCGAGTCGCTGAGGTTGTCGCTTGGTACCCTCGACATGTACGAGTCAATGTCTATGACGATCGTGAACTTCGTGGCGGTCTACGGCGAGAGATCACTCTCCCTAAGACCGTGGTATCAGTCATCGAGAACCCGCTTTACTCGGTGATGAATGAGCCTAACTCGACCCTTCAGCGACTCATCCGGAAGCTTAACCTCCTTGATGCGGTCGATGAGCAGTCGGCGTCAGGCAAGCTGGATCTCATCATTCAGCTACCATACACGATCAAGTCTGATGCTCGGCGTAAGCAGGCTGAGCAGCGGAAGACGGACATCGAGGTCCAGCTTAAGGGCTCCCAGTATGGCATCGCTTATATGGATGCCACTGAGAAGATCACCCAGCTGAACCGGGCTTCCGAGAACAATCTCCTAGCGCAGATCGAGTTCTTGACGACCATGCTTTATGGTCAGCTCGGCATCACCAAGGAGGTCATGGACGGTACTGCTGACGAGAAGACCATGCTCAACTACTACAACCGTACGGTTGAGCCTATTCTCGCCGCCATTACCGGAGGTATCAAGCGAACTTTCCTTACGAAGACTGCTCGTACTCAAGGCCAGTCCATTGAGTACTTCCGGGATCCGTTTAAGCTCGCTCCGGTGGCTACAATCGCAGAACTGGCAGACAAGTTTACTCGTAACGAGATTCTGTCTGCTAACGAGATGCGAGCGTTCATCGGAATGCCTCCGTCCAAGGATCCGAAGGCTGAAGAGTTGCGGAACAGCAATGTTCCTCAGCCTCAACCTGCGGCTACTCCGGAACCGCAACCAGTTCCGGTACCAGCTCCAATCGATTCTGCCTAGGAAGGAGGAATCTTCAAAATGGGAGACAAGTCGAAGGCTGACTTTAGCGGCTACGCTACCCGTAATGGCCTTAAGTGCTCGGACGGTCTCACGATCATGTCCGGTGCTTTTAAGCACAATGACGGTAAGAGGGTTCCGCTCGTCTGGTCTCACGGCCACACGGACCCCACGAATATTCTCGGTCATGTGATGCTCGAGAATCGCAGTGATGGTGTCTATGCCTATGCGTTCTTTAACAGTACGGATCAGGCACAGGCAGCAAAGGCTGCAGTTGCTCATGGTGACATCACGGCCCTGTCTATCTATGCCAATAGGCTGAAGAAGCAGGGTCTGAATGTTCAGCATGGTGACATCAAGGAGGTTAGTCTCGTCATGGCGGGCGCTAACCCCGGAGCGTTCATCGACAAGATCGCCATTCAGCACGGCGACGATGTAGAGGAGGTTGAGGACGAGTTTATTCTCTACCCCGACCTAGAGCTCGTTCATGGAGATCTTGAGGATTCCGATGAGGATGACGAAGAGACTTCAGCAGACGAGGACGACTCCGACGACGAAGACACCGATAAGGCTGCACATGCTGACGCAGCTGACAAGGCCGATTCAACCGAGGGTGAGAGCATGGCCAACGAAGAGACGGTCAAGGATGTCTTCGACACCATGACCGAGCAGCAGAAGAAGGTCGTCTACTACATGCTGGGCGAGGCTATCGAGTCCGCAGCAGCGCAGAGCGACACGGATGAGGATGCCGGCGACGGCGAAGACCTCGACTCCGACAACGACAACATCAAGCACGACCAGGAGGGTAACAGCATGTCGCGCAACGTCTTCGAGCAGAACGACAGCAGCAACACCGCAACCAAGACCGAGTCCGTTCTGTCGCACGACGACATGAAGGAGATCTTCCAGGACGCCGTTCGTCGGGGTTCCGCGAAGGAGGCCGTCGAGAGCTACGCGCTCAAGCACGGTATCGAGGACATCGAGACGCTCTTCCCGGATGCTCAGGCAATCAGCTCGACGCCTGAGTTCCAGAAGCGTCGGACCGAGTGGGTCGCCACCGTCATGGACGGCACGCACCACACCCCGTTCTCCCGCATCAAGTCGCTCATGGCGGATATCACGCCGGACGAGGCTCGCGCCAAGGGTTACATCAAGGGTAACCTGAAGAAGGAGGAGTTCTTCAAGGTCTCT